TTGGGATTTAATGACTTGGCCGTGCAATCATTCAATAAACAAAGAAGCGGGAAGGAAAGTAGAGATCCCATAAGTTGTCCATTCTTTTGAAGACATGGTTGGATACCACTCTTCTTAGGATAGACTAACAAATGAGGACTAATTTCTTTCATGGCCCAACGCTTAGTTGGTTCGTGGTCGATCTCTTCTAATATCCCCTCCATCAAGGCTCGTGAAGCCTCGATCGGTACGGAATCCGTTGCGGACTTATAATCCCCAGAGATCCACACGTCACCAGGTTTACTTTGTAAGTAAATCTTTTTGACGGCGGTCTCAAGATTATGAGTTCCATGAGTCAGAACGAATTGTTCTTCTTCCCCTAAAGCGAGCCACATGGCTCGCTGGAGAGGTTTAAGACAATAAGTATCTGCCTTCCCAGCCGTGATGTTACGAACCTTTAACGGTTCCGTAACTGACTCTACCCTCACAGGTAGGGGTCCATCCGGTGGGAATGCATCGAATTCCAGGTGATACTGGTTCGTCTCTCGTTGAGCTGACATATCAAAACCTAAGCTATCGGGAAGGTAGGGATCAATTTGATCCCGGAAATACTCTTCTCCGATAAGCGAGGTTGGGTCGTCAGTCATACGTGAGATCTGTTGGATCCATGTCTTTCTTATGTTGGCATGAAACTTTTCTCTCCCTCTAAAAACTTCTTTCAATGAACGGAAATAACCGGGTTCTATGGGTTGCCATAGGTCCTGTTTAAATCCGTTTTCCCCGCATCGAAACACGGGTTTCCGTTGAAAAAACTTTCCAGAGGAAGCGAAACCACTCTGATTAGACTCGTTCCAAGCGAGACCCTTTCTCATGAGGAGATTCTCTTCTCTGATCCATAAAGGTTCTTCCTTTAATCGATAATAAATTTTATTCTCGACAAAAAGTGGAATATGAACGCGACGCCAAAAGCTGGCATCGTCCAATATTCCATAGGAATCCTTATAGATATCAGAAAGTCTGAATCCATACATGAGATTGGTGGTAAAGATAATGATAGGAGACGTAAAGTACGTTCCCTTCTCACTTAGATCAGCCATAGGAGGAATGTAAGAATTACAAGAAACCAAAGTTTGGAATTCTTTAATATCTTTTCCTTCTAATGATTGGCCTAAGTCGTCTAATACCACAATGGGTTGGTTCTTATAACCATCCCAATGGTCTGTGTTACATGAACGGGCATAACAGAGCTCGTCTCGTTTGGTACCAGGGAAGAGTTGTGATAGCGATGATATTAATTCCGCTAATCTACTACTCTTACCCATGCCTGGTTGTCCAAATATCCCAATCACAAATGGTTCCATTCGGTCATGCCGAATTGAATCCTGGATTGGTGTATTGAGCAACCGATCATTATACACAAGATCTCCCTTGAGTCCTCCTCGGTTTGAAGAGAACTCAAAGGAAGCCTTTCCAGTAGGGAAGAAACCGCGATCAGGTTGATAAAACCTGTTAACGATCTTTCCGAACTGGCGGCCCCTTTCGCGAAGAGTGTCAATGACATCCTTCTGAAGGGGTTCCGGCTCCCGTGTTAATGTGGCTTGATGGTCCAATAGAGACTCTTGTATGAAACTTTCAGGAACTTCCGCACACAATACCTTGGATTGTAACAGGGAGAAAAAGAAATCAATCTTTTTTTCCTTTGTTAAAGTTCCAAAGTACTTTGTGAACGCGAAAGGGACCATATCTATATGGACCCCTTCAGGAAGCTCTTCTTGTTCCATACTAAGAGAAACATGCCGACATAGGGAATTCTTTAAACACTTGATGAGTTCGATTTCTGATTTAATACCAACAGTTGTGAAACTGCGGTACAAATGAATAAAAATCGAGGTCAGTTTGTTACTTGAATCCGAAAAGTACTTATATTTCAAAGCTCTTTTTGGATCACGAACATGTGACCTCTGATTATATTTAAAATCAGCCATCTTCTTCATTCGAAGCGTTAATAAGAATGCCCAAGCCATCCGTAGACAATGTATAGTTCTCCTATAGTCTTTGAAGACCATAGGAAACACACCACACATGCTATCTAATGGAAGCCCGTGAGCGAGTAAAAACATTACCGGATTGAATCCGTTGTTTTTCAAACCCGCCTTATAAGCTTCCATTACACTTTTCTTTTTCGTGCCCTGAACTTTTCGCAACAAATTGGCCTTCTCGTATAAATACGTGATGCCAGTTTCGTTACAGTGAAATTTTTCACATGATTCATCAAGATGAATCAAGCTCAGGAGCACATCGTCCAACTTTAAAGAATGTAAGAAAAGACCTTTCCGAAGAAAGGTCGTTTCGAAATCCTTTAAATCCGTTCCGACACTTGATGGAGTAAGGCTGCGTTTTACACCGCAGCATTTGTCTTCTTTCACAGGAAGACTACCTCTATTAGTGTTAGTAACTGGATTGTACGACTGTACTGCTAGTTAGGCAGTACAGAAGTTCAAAGTTTTAACCAGTTAAACAAGTGTATTTTTTGCTCACTTCATCGTGGGGAAAGATTACTTAAGAACAAAAAACAAAATCCACCTATTCAACCGATAAGGAATTAGTTCCTTTTTC